CTGTTTGTATAGGTTGGCAAACGTGCAACTGTATCTGGGTCATAGCCCATTTCAATAAGATCACCTGCTCTGTAATACGTTCTATGAGATTTTAAAACAGCATCTTCAAGGTTGCGAGCATCCCTTGATATAACAAACTCTTCCCACTCTATGTTTTCTATTTTAACAGTGCTAGTGTTTACTGTTCTTTCAACTGTAAGATCATGTTCTGTTAAAGACAACATACCTTCGCCCATAGGTGACGGACCTTCAACAGATGTTGCAGTATGAGCCTTTATTTCAAGTTCTGGATTTGCTTCTACTCTTTGAACAATATCAGCAAACTCCATGTCGTTTAAACCTTCATAGGTTTCTTCTTCTTTCTTACTGCTTTCATTGTAATAGCTTTTAACAACACCAACTTTACCTACAAGTGCGTTCCAAGCCCAATCTCTTATAATCATTTCACCATGATTATCTTTTCTAAACACACACTCGTTTACATAATGGGTAATAATTTCTGCTATTTTAGTATTTTGCTCATTATTAGGTTCATAGATAGCTATGTATTTTCCTGCTGTAAACACACGCAGTAAGCTCGGCAACATCATGTTTATGTAAGTTGATACTGCTCTGTCAGTAACTCTTGACCTGCCTTGTGGTGCAGGTAAATCATCCATAACACCACGATAGTATTCATAGGCTGTTTCTCTGTCATCTGCTATAAATTCTGACCCTTGTATATAGGTCATAGCATCAGCTATTTCAGATGATAAAAGTTGCTTTAATTGATCTTCAGTAATACCCTGTTCTACTTCAGTTTCTATTGTTTCTGTTACTTGCTCAACTTTAGCAATAGGCTCTTCGCCCATAACAGTCTCTTGCATCATTTCTTCATCTAAAATTTGGGGTTCTGCCACTATTTTGCACCTTTAAGTATTGAGGCTATAGTTACTGTTACATTTGTTCCAGGATGTGTAGCCATATAATTAACAATTTTTGAAATATTATTATAATGTGGCTCTTGATCTTGTACTAATGTTGCTCCGTTACTAAACCGCCAATCTAACCCCAGTTTTTTAAACTTTAGTCCTGCCTGTGCAAAACCCTCAGAAAGTGAATTTGGTCGTCTGACGGGCTTTATTTTAGGTTTAGGAGGTGTTTTATCGGCTGTTTTAGTTGCTCGTTTCTTTTTTACGCTATCCATGCTGTGTTAAACTCCAATTCTTTGTATTTACGTCTGGGTTTTAAGCCTATAGCCATGTATCTAAAACTATCGGCTGCGTGACTTGTCCAGTCATGCAAGGGTCTGTTTTTAAATGCCTTGTTTTTATCGTCAAAAGTACGTCTATATTGCTTTAATGCTTCTATTCCACGCTCACATTTCTGTTTATCAAACCAACAACGGTTCAAAATGCTTCGAGTTGCCTGTATTCCATCTTCTAAACCAAGTTTTTCAGCAACAAATGGCTCTAAACCAAGATTTCTCAGCACTTCAAGGCGTGATTTTCCTGTTCCAAGCTCTTTTACCTCAACATCATGCGGAAAAACATGAGTTCCATACTTATAAGGCTTGTTTTCTAAGACTTTTGCATAATGGTCGAGTCCAACACCAGAAGCCTCATAGTAATCTATTAGCCTTACCTCGTTTCCAATCATTTGAATAAACCAAATAGCGGTGCTGTCACCAATACCTAAATCCCAACTTGTATGCACTTCATGGTCTGTTTCATAATGTATGAAAGTTATTCGTTTTTCATCCTCTGCCTCTTTCATTTCCTCACCATAATATGCACCTTGTATAGCTGCTTCAAAGGAACACTCGTATTCCTGTGCATATTGATCTTCAGTAAGGTCATGTTCAGCAGATTCTAGCTCTTTTGTGTCAAGTATGTTTGTTTTACTTGCTTTCAAAGCAGTATGATACCAACCATCCTTTATTGCCTGTTCATAAACACGATAAAAGTCATTATGACCTCTTGGCGTTCCTATCCAGACACACCAACCCTCTCTATCTGACAAAGCAGGGCGTATAACTTCCCAAATATTAGGGTTCATATCTGCATATTCGTCTAAAATAATGCCATCATGGTAAATTCCACGCAATCTATTGACATTATCAGCACCATAAAGTCTAATTCTTGACCCATTTTTAAAGTCAATTCTTAATTCAGCTTCATTTACACTTCCACCTTGTTTTAAAAAAGGTGCAGAGTAACTTTTTAAATAATCCCATGCTATATCTTTTGCCATGTTGTAATGCGGAGCAATATAGCTAAAACGTGCCTTTTTTTTCTTAGTTGTTATGGCGTTCATAATTAAATCATTAACACACGCTACTGTTTTACCTGCTCGCCTGTGTGCAACAATAACACCATACCTGTTTGTTCGTTCATGGAATGTTTTAAACACATCTCTAGGTGTGTATTCAAAATTAAGCATTTTTTTCTTTAATTGTGCATGGCATTTTAACAGTTATTTCACCAGAAAGCTCAACATCATTGTCTTTGTTCCATTTTCTGCGAGATTCAAGCCAAAACATAGTTGCTTTTGTATTTTCACCAGATGTTGCCATTTCCTGCATGACACTTGCAACAAGATTATCTGTTTTAATTTTTCCAAAAGCTAATTCTTTTTTAAATTTTCTTAGAATTGTTTTACCTGATACTGGTGTACCATCTTCTTTAAAGATATAATGTGCTATTTCTTCAGGACTAAACCCTTTACCTGCAAGGTCAATAACTCTTTCTTTATCTGCTTCTGTGGGTATAAATGGTTTCATAGGCATTATGCAGCTTCCTTACCACACCATTTTAGGTTCATTTCTGCATCTGCATGAAGTCCATACCCTGCTGCCAAGCTAGGAAGTAACCCTTCGCCATAAACCTGTATATTTATTGGGTCAAATGCTTTCATTTGTATTAATTCTCCGATTTTTTCTAATAATGCCTCAAAATCAAGACATTGTTTTGCCATATGGCTGTTTGTTTTAAATATTTCCTTGCCGAGCTTGGATTTTAAAGCTACCTCTCCTTCTCGAGCATCAGGGGGTTTTGGTTTACTATAAGCATGAGCCTTGTCCTCCCTGAGAGAACTGTCAAAACCAAAGAGCCTAAAATCCCTATAACCAAGCAAATAACCCACGAGGACAGACCGCAAGCCAACTGTAGTAGGACCAGGGACAACTTTCCAAGCCCTGTTACGAAACTCCTCATAGAGAATTTTACTTGGGTATTCTTCACCAAAGTAATCAACTCCTGCGTGCCAGAGTATAACCTCCGAGCCTTTGAGATTATCGAATACCTTCGGATGACATTGACCTGCCACCAGATATTTGCCCTTTCTATGGGGGTTCTGAACATAATCTTTAACCCATTCTTTAGGGTCTAAAAGGCATGCATAGTCAGGTTTTATCTTACGACCCATCAAATAATCGTGTGTTTTGTTACACGCTAGTATTTTTGCCTTTTTAGACAGTTTACGAATAGTTTTTAACTCGTCTGCTAAACTCGGACCACCTCCGCAAATCAAAAGTGTTCCTTTTCCTGTGTTTTGATACTCAAAAATATCAGGAAGGTTACGTTTCATAACCTTTCGTGTTCTTTCAACCATTTCCCAGAATAAAAGCCTTCCCTGACCTTTTTTCTGTAAACTTGTCTCCTTTAAATTGGTTTTAGCAAGGGTTTCAAGTGTTACGGTTGACATAAAACAGTTCTCCAACCAATAAGCTCTCCATCAGGGTCTTTTGGAAACTTATTTTGATGAAATTCCAATGGTTTAAACGGTATTAAATCATACGCCTTTTTTAAATCAAAATTACATTTAAAACTGTGTTTTTCCTGTAATCGCATAATCGTATTGGGCAAAGTAACATCTGCAAACTCAGGCACAGTTGGGGTTTGTGCAGAAACGGCAGCTTCTTTGATGTTTTCAGTTATACCCTGCCCAATTCTAGCTGATAATCCATGTCCTCCCTCACCAAGCCTGACGGTCGGAATACCTGCTAAAGCAGCTTCCAAGCCTGTGCCACAACCAGAGACATGAATTATACATCTGGAATCTTCTAATCTTTCTAAAAACGGTGTTCTGTCGTCTAATTCACCAAATCCTTCCCAAAAGGACATATCTTCACTTGGATGACACCGTATAAGTGGGTTTTCAAGCTCATCTATAGCTTTTCGTGTTAGCCCATACCCCTGTATTTCATGGGATATTTGATAAGCAAGAAAATCAAAAACTTCTTCTGACACACCTCCGAGTAATCGGACTGTGCCTATAACCATATCATTAAAAGTACGACCAAAGTTATTGAGTGTTCCAACCATAGTGCAAAGAACATTACGATCACCTCCCTTGATTTTTGTTGCCAAAATACTTCGTGGGTTGCCTGTTACCTCTACAGGTGTTTGTGTTAATTGCTCAAATAATTGTTTTTGCTCGTCTGAGTGTGCAAATATCATATCTGCATAATCAAGACATCTTTTATCCACACTTGGTTTATACAACTCCATAAGGGGTTGCATAGGAAAAAGCTCTTCATCCATCAGGGTTATTAAATGCCCTGAGTTTATTGCATCTGTAAATACGCCTACATCCTGTGTATTAGCGGATTTCCATAATATAACTCCAGGTGGAAGGTCATGCCAATTTTGCATCTGCCATCTATTACCAATAACAACCTTCCATCCCTTCATCTGTTTAGCAAGCCATTCTCTTGAGGCTAATTCTCTTGCTGACACCTCAACAGGCAAATAAAGTATTTTTTCAACTCTTCTTTCCTGCTTTTCAACAGTTTCCGTTTTAACCTTTTTTTGTGGCAGGTTTTCAAAACACCGTCTTAATAAACGAAGGTACAGACGTTCTGCCTCCTTGAGATTAAGGCTTTTCAACTCATTCTTTGCTTTTGCCTCAAGGTCATTTAACTCTTTGTTAATTCTTTCTCTCGGTGTAACAATAATTGTATTAAACTTATCCCTGTATTTCTGTCGGGTGGGGTCACTTTCCTGCCATTTATTCTTGCCCGAATTACACCAGATAATGCTGTTATCACCATACTCGTAGGAAACCTCTTCCTCTCCGAGTGTGTGTATATTTTCATGTTGTTTTTGCCAGACTGCCCATAGTGCTGCTTGGTCTATCTGCCATATCATTTTATCCGTTTTATACAGATGATAGATATAATCTGCGACCCCTTTCCAATATGTATTGGCTTTTCCTATGCATACAGAGGCATTACAGACATTCCAGGGTTCTAATCGTGCAGGTCTTAATCTCATGCCGATTTCCACCTGTGGAAGCTCTTTAAAAGGTCGGTGTGCAAGTGCATCAACATCTAACAAACAGGAATATTCACCTGTTTTCTTCATAAACTCATACCAACGGATAAACCGTATGCTATGATAATATTCCGCATTGGCTTCGGGTTGTTCTACCGTTAATCCAGTGTCTAACCCAAGCTCATCTATGACCTGCTCAACAAACTGTGCAGGACCATCCATAATATGCACATGACAGCCATTTCCAAGAGAGGCTAACAGTTTTGCACCAAACTTCCTGAAATATACACCATCACAAAATAAATATGCCACAAACCCTTTGGGGGTGGGTCTTATTTCGGTGACATGGGGTAGGCTGTACCCAAGATACAAAGGCGTAGTATCTGTAAAAACACCTCTAATATCTTTCTCATGCTTCCAATGGGAACGCATAACATCAAAATCACCATTCAAAAAGGCTATTGTGCCTTCATCATAGCGAACATCACCATTTAAACGTGGCTGATGATAGATAAACCCTATATCTGTTTGATCGACTGCATGATAAGGCGGTAAACCATGCTTCTTGCGTGCTTCCCACTCTTTTTCAACTATATCCATGAAACCCCAGTTCCTATGTGTAGAGAAGGGATGAGTTTCTCTACACGAAGGAAGTACCTAATGAGTAGTATGAGTAGTCAAGAGTGTCACCTTGACGTTTTCCGCATTAGCACAAAAATACAAGTAACGCAAGAAAATATTTATATCTTGTGTTGAGTAGTGTGTTGAGTAGTA